GATCTAAAAAAACTAGCCACCAAACTTTAGAAAACGTCAAAATACTTGTTAAACACAAACAAGCAGTTGATGAAGACAAGCACGGAGCTAGAAGCAGAAACATTCAAGCAATCTTTTTAGAAAGAGAAGGCGAGCGTTTTCGTTTCCCTAGCAATCACTTAGGTGCAGCAAGAGCAATGGCACGTCATATGTATAATGGCGGTCAAATGAATGATGTAGTCGGAGAACACATCATTGAAAAAACACAACAATTATCTAAATTAAGAGAATTTTATCGTTATGTTAAATCTAATAATTTAGTTAATGAGGATAGCGACGATATAGTATTAACTATATCCGAATCCATCCAAGTCATCACAAACGATTTGAAAAAATTAGCTGGTGCTAAAACATATGAGTCTATTAGCTCAAGAATATCATCAATTGAAGAAGGACATATATCAGAAGATGACAATGTTTCTACATTGCGTGATATGTTTACTGTTAAGCGATTTGATGAAAAGTTTAATGATGTTTTACCATTAGTTAATAAATTAGTAAATGAAAAGAACAGTTTATTAAGTAGAATAGAAGAAGCATCTAATAATGAGATTACTATAATACCTCAATCCTCTGGCATTAGTAGTATGTTTGAGTTTAATAGTGATAAGGCACGTTTGGGATATCAACTTTCTGAAGTAGCGTCTCGTATAATTGAAAATGGAGAGTTATCAAGTTACTTAAATAGTATAGGCAGAAAACTATGTAAAGAAGGAGAGCTAACAGCATTTGAATCTTCTGTAATACGTAGTGCTTTAGGTAATCTTGTGCCACAGCATATAAACGAAGTAGAGGACGATGCCGAACCAACCATTCGAGAATCAAAAATATATGAAAGCTTTTTTGACAAATATATTTATTCACATTAAACAGAAAAAAAGACTTGACAAATTTACCGAGTTAGCGTATAATACAAACATACGCTAATAACTCGGAGACACACAACAAAATAGCTGGACAGGTATAACGCGGCCAAACAAAGCTAACACATATTACAGGGAGCGTTCAATTAATATTATAAAGGACTATAAATATGACAACTCTAGCAGAAATTCGTGCTAAATTACAAGCACTTGACTCTAAAAAAGGCGGCGGTAACGGAAACTACCAAGGCGACAAATTAAACTATGCATTTTGGAATATACCAACTGGTTCTTCATCAGTTGTAAGATTTTTACCTGATGGAAACCCAGATAATCCATTATTTTGGGTCGAAAAGCAAGTTATCAAACTACCATTCCCAGGCGTTAAAGGTGGAGATGAACATAAAGAAGTTCAAGTCCAAGTTCCTTGCATGGAAATGTGGGATGGTACAGGTTCGTGCCCAATTTTGCAAGAAATTCGTCCGTGGTGGAATGATCCTTCTTTAGAAGATACAGCTAGAAAATATTGGATTAAACGTTCGTACATTTTCCAAGGATTCGTTAACAAAGACGGTCTAAACGAAGATGACGCACCGGAAAATCCAATCCGTAAATTTACAATCAACAAAAGTATCTTTGAAATCGTTAAAGCGGAATTAATGGATCCCGATGTTGAGAATAACCCGACTGACTATGTTGACGGTAGTGATTTTACTATTACTAAAACACAGAAAGGTGGATGGGCAGACTATACCACTTCTAAGTGGGCTAGAAAAACCACTCCATTATCTGATGCACAGTTGGCAGCAATTGACGAGCATGGTCTTCCTGACTTATCGAGTTACTTGCCTAAAAAGCCTACCCCAGAAGTATTGAATATTATTTTTGAAATGTTCGAAGCTTCAGTTGCAGGCGAATTATATGATCCAGCTAAATGGGCAAATTACTTTAAGCCATATGGTTTAGAGTATGATTCAAGCAAAGCTGCATCACCGCAAACTACATCTAAGCCAAAGGTTACTGTCGAAACTTCTGATTATCAAGACGATACTGATGAAGAAGAAAGTAAAGCACAAAGCACACCAGTTAACAAAGCGTCAACTAGTGGAGATGAAGGTAAGAAATCTGCAGAAGATATTCTTGCAATGATTCGCAACCGCAAATAATCTAAAAGCGGAGCAGGACGCTCCGCTTATTTTCCCATTACAAGGAGTGTTAAATGTCTCGTCCCTTTGATGCCTCTGCTTTTCGCAAATCAATCACTAAAAGCATTACAGGCATTTCAACAGGATTCCATGATCCTAAAACATGGATTAGCACAGGAAACTATTGCTTAAATTATTTAATTTCTGGCGATTTCTATAAAGGCGTTCCGCTTGGTAAAGTAATTGTATTTGCTGGTGAATCAGGGTCAGGTAAATCTTATATTTGTTCTGGTAATTTAGTTCGTAATGCACAAGAACAAGGTATATTTGTTGTATTGTTAGATTCCGAAAATGCATTAGATGAATCTTGGTTACATGGAGTCGGAGTTGATACTGATCCAGAAAAATTATTAAGAATTAATGTTTCAATGATAGATGATGTTGCTAAAACGATATCTGAATTTATGAAAGCATATAAAGCTGAAGAAAATACATCAAAAGTTTTATTTGTAATAGATTCTTTAGGTATGTTACTTACACCTACTGATGTTATTCAGTTTGAAAAAGGCGATATGAAGGGTGATATGGGTCGTAAACCAAAAGCATTAACTGCCTTGGTTCGCAATTCAGTAAATCTAATTGCACCTCATGAAATAGGAATTGTAGCAACTAACCATACATATGCATCGCAAGATATGTTTGATCCAGACGACAAAATTTCAGGCGGACAAGGTTTTATTTATGCTAGTTCAGTTGTAGTTGGTATGAAGAAAAAGAAACTTAAAGAAGATGCCGAAGGAAATAAAGTTAAAGAAGTAAACGGTATTAAAGCAGCATGTAAGGTAGTTAAGTCTAGATACTCTAAGCCATTTGAAAGTGTGGACGTATATATTCCGTATGACTCTGGAATGGATCCATATTCGGGATTGTTCGATTTATTTGAAAAGTCAGGTATTTTCACCAAGCAAGGAAATCGATATAAATATGTGTCAAAGGAAACAGGCGAAGAAATAATACAATTTAAAAAGCACATGACCACTGATTTTTATGATATGGTTATGTCTGAATTTAATGCAGACGATATTGAAGTTGTACTAGATACCGAGCCTACAGAAGAAACTTTAGATACAGAGGAATAACATGGAAGATAATGAATTATTAATAGAAGTGTGGTCTAGACTAAAGCCATTAATTCCGTCAAAAGACAGACTTGATGCTGCTGACAGACTTGTAGCAATATTCGACGAACATGCTATGATAGCAAATACAGACTTAGTTCCAGTTGAATTCGATAAAGAATTAAAGGCTGCCTTTGCTAATGTATATGGTATTAGTGAAAAGGAAGAAGATGATGAATGGGATCAGTATTGAGACCGTTAGTGAAATGTTGTACGAAGCTATTGACAATAAAGATGCATCACGTGCATTGTTAATTGTATTACAATTAAAGGAAATGGTAAGAACAGATCCTGTTGCAGTAAAATGGATTGTAGATCCTACAAACATTAAGAAATTACACGACAATTTATCTGAAAAGTTAGAAGTACCTTCTAAAATGATGATGATTCGCAACAGAATTCCGCACCGACAAAAAAGAGCTCACTTGTTCGTTCAAGCAATCGAAAACGGCATCAGGAAAGTATTGTAATGAAAAGTTGGTATTATCGAGTGTCGCAAGACATGAGTGAAATACCTTCTTGCATCGATTACTACGAAGCTGAATTAAACGAGGCAAGAAGGGAATTGTCATTAAAAGGCAAAGCTGTCGAGCGGCATAGTGCAGAACTTGCAGGCTTGGTAGAATTTAGGTTTAATCAACTACAGGAAATTGAAGCAATACTAGAGTTTCTTAACATCCAGTTAAAGAAAACCAGAACTGAGAAGTTTAAGAAGTTTCTAGAGCATTATAATAAAGTGTTATCGTCCAGAGATGCGGAAAAATACGTCGACGGCGAAGTAGATGTTGTCAATATGTCACTTTTAGTTAACGAATTTGCATTATTGAGAAATAAATTTCTTGGTATTAGTAAAGGGCTTGATACTAAAAATTGGATGATCGGACATATCACACGTTTACGTTGTGCGGGACTTGACGATGTGACAGTAGACTAGTATAATAAGTGCAAATACTAACATTTACCCTTATAGCTCAGCGGTAGAGCAAAGAACTTTAAATTCTACGGTCTCGGGTTCGAATCCTGATAAGGGTACCAATTTAGGTAGCACTATGGGTTTATCATTTGGTCAAGGTTTATCAGAAGTGCATGTTGTCGCTAATATTAGCGACAACACTGTCACACGCATTGCTAAAGGTTTATACAAGCTTCAAATGAAACTACCTAAATCTTATATAGATAGTTTCGTAAGTTATAAACATCATATTAAATTTATATTCTATCATAGAAAAAAAGACATAACCCCTTATATGGTATGTCAGTTTGGCCATGGCTATAAAACGTCACAACCCGAATTATATGAGATTGTTGTAAGAAAACTGGATATAAATGACAGGAATATGTGCGAACCCGTTGGCAAATATTGGCAAAATTATTTACTACCTGCTAAATTTGCATTACAAAATTATTGTACGAATGGATTTAGTGACGGTACTGCCTTATTTATGTTACATGCTAAACGCATAAAAGAGTTGTTAACTGAAATTAGTGTTGTTCATAGAAATAAAGTTAAAGGCCCTACATATATATATTGTGAAGAAGCAATCGAAGAACTAGAAAAATTATATGCTGAGAATATTTCCCAATTTGTTAAAGCTGCAAGGTTTAAAGGACTTACACGTATATATATCGGTAACTCTAGAATGTATATAGATCGTAAACTGCCTACCATTTCAGGTACGTTCGAAGGATGGTTATCTTCGTTTACGGATTTGTTAGGATCTAGATATAGCAGTTGTAAAGATGGTTTAATCGGAGGTTCAGGTTCTAGTCAAAGTTTACAATATACAAATTTACAAGATATATTCCCTCCTCATATATACGGCAAGTATTACAGTATACCTATGAACAGTGACAATCTTAAAGAAATACAAATACCTAAGTCATTAAAAAATAAAGTTGCTAGTCATGATTGGAAACAAAAAAGTGAGTTACCAGTATATCAATTAGTTTATGCCGAATGGGTTAATGATAAACCATCTAAGGTAATAAGAATGCCGAATATTCCAGACGAAGCATGTAAAACGTATAGTAAATACTTAAACTTACGAGAAAAATTCTTTAAAAAAGCCGGAAATTATTTGTACAGCCGAGGTTATCATGTAATTGAGTCTAAATGGAATAATCAATATGAAGTAATGATATTTTCTAATAAAAATTACACTAAGACCTGTCGTATACGTCTAGACGAAAACTCCGATCATATATCAGGTCCATGGATAAATGAATTATCTAATGTTGCATTTGTAGATATACACAGTGAAGATCTAGAGATTAAAAAATATTTAGAAGAACTTATTGTACATGACAATGTTACATATATAGAAGCTATGGCAAAATTGTTAGACGAAACTAGATATAACACAATGTCGATTAGGACAATGGCAAGATTAGTTGGAAACGGTTGACATTGGTCGGTAAATAGTGTTATATTTAATACAAGATAAAAAGTGTATAACAACAAAGGAGATATGAGATGACGTGGACATAAGTACACAATGATATTCGTGGTTCCCCTTAATTAATTTGCAATTCAACAACTGAAAACAAATTAATGTATAAAAGGATATAACCATGAAAGTATTAAACTCAAAAGAAGTATTTTTCGGCTCAACAGAGCAATTCCAACAATTATGTCAAGCGTGGAAAGATTTTCACAAAGACGGCAAGCACTTAAAAGTTACCAAGGAGACTTGGGACGGTCAGAAATATAAAGAAAGCGATTTATTGTGTGTACACCACTTAATTTATGCCTTGTTACGAGGCAAAGATATAAGTAAGATGTTCGTTCCTAACAATAAAGTACATGGTATTGCACCATATCATGCTTTCGATAAAGCTAAAGGCATCATAACTGCCGCTTCACATACGAACTATAAAGATAGATACGAATATTTATTAGTACCATTTAATGGTGTAGTTGATTTCGATTTATTGAAGCTAGTTGCTAATGAAGTTAAGGATATGAGCTTATGAAAACTAAATTTTGCTCATGTAAGTTATCAGACAAAGTCTGGGGAGTAGTTAGTCCTACTAAACTACACCGAGTAACATTTTCAGAAGACTTAGCTAAATGGATGGCCGGCTACGATACAAACTACAAGGTAAGACCATATAGATTTGTACGTGGTAACAAGTTGGATTTAGGAGAAAAATCAAAGTCAGGATTGTATGCAATTATCGGTACTAATAAGGATTTAGTATTGAGAGTTACAATGTTCCGCGAAGGGGCAGAATTGTTATCTGGTGATAATTCAAGACATGTTGAAGAAATTTACCTAGTACCAATTGACAAATCTGAATAAGTTTGTTATAATGTAAGAAAAGCCTAGCACAGTGCTAGGCTTTTACCAAGGAATGGTAATGACAAAGGAATGTACCTTAATAGTTAAAGATGAAGTGAACGTCAAATTTGAAGGTCTAGACGTCCAAACACGCAGAAAACTAGCCGACGCTTTAAAATATTTCATGCAGTATGCTAGACATACTCCGGCATATAAATTAGGACGTTGGGATGGAACTGTATCTTTTTGCGATATCGGTTCACGTACCTACCTTAATGCGTTAGAAAAATTATTACCAATTGTATCTGCTGAAGGGTACAATATAGTAATTGACGATAAACGTACTCCTCATAAATTTGAATTCGAAAAAGTAGATAAAGACAGCTATTCTCATATTAAATGGCCAGCCGGACATCCTAAAGCGGGCGAACCAATTGAAATGAGAGAACACCAAGTAGAAATGATTAATACATATGTAGAAGATATGCAATGCGTATCTATATGTCCTACAGCAGGAGGAAAGACTCTTGTAACTGCGGTATTATCAGAAAAAGTGCAAAAGTATGGCAGAAGTGTTGTTATTGTACCTACTAGAGATCTAGTAACACAAACTGAAGAAGATTACATTAATATGGGCTTAGATGTTGGCGTATATTATGGCGGAAGAAAAGAATATAATAAAACGCATACTATATGCACATGGCAAAGTCTGGAAGTAATGAATAAACTTAACGACGGCACTATTGAGGAATTTATTGATGGTGTAGTTTGCGTTATGGTAGATGAAGTTCACAAAGCTAAAGCCGACGTACTTAGAAAACTGCTAGCCGGACCATTTAAGCATACACCTATTAGATGGGGGTTAACAGGTACACTTCCAGAAGAAGACCATGAACAGATGTCAGTTTTATGTTGTATTGGTCCAGTTGCTGGTGTTGTGAAAGCAACAGAATTGCAAGACAAGGGCTACTTGTCTAACTTGCAAATTACTGTATTGCAATTAAAAGATACTCCTTATGCACCTGGATTTGATAATTTCCAAACAGAACTAAAATGGGTTACTACTAATCGTCATCGCATAGATTATTTAGCATCTGAATTTAAAGAATTATCAAAACAAGGTAACACACTAGTTCTAGTCGATCGTGTAGAAACAGGTAAGATGTTAGAGGAGCGAATAGAAAACTCTACATTTATTTATAGTAATGTAAAATCTGATATTAGACAAGAAGAATATAAAAGTGTTCAAACTGAAGATGGTAAACTGATCATAGCAACATACGGTGTCGCGTCTACTGGGATTAACATTCCTCGAATATTTAACTTAGTTTTATTTGAACCAGGTAAGAGTTTTGTCAGAGTTATACAATCTATCGGTCGTGGATTACGTGTAGCAAAAGATAAAGACTTTGTAAATGTATATGATGTGACTTCTTCTTGCAAGTATTCAAAGCGTCATCTTACTAAAAGAAAGAAATTTTACAAAGAAGCAGAGTATCCATTTAGTATTAAAAAGGTAGATTACTAATGTTTGAATTGAAAACGAATATATCAGTAAGAGACACAGCATGGGTTCAAGAATTTTGTAATATTGCATTAAAAGATTGTAAATTTGAATTGCACACTTACAACAAACCTGTAAGATTTGGTAATGAAATAAACGTACTTATAAAGATTTATGTTAGCAAAGAGGTGTTCGAAGAGATTGACACAATCTTGACATTACGCAGCGGGATGACTTTATTAGACCACGTTAATTTATATTGTAAGCACCCGCCGTATTTTTGGAATAAGGAAAAAGACACAATTGAATATATTAACTAACGAAAACAAAACGTACAATTTAGATTGCATACCAGACGAAGCAGAAGATATCAGATATTGTGTGTTTGATCTAAATGACCAAGAAGATCCGGATTATTATTTTATACCACTAATTTTTCTAGAATCATTTTATGCGCCAGCAGTAGTGTTAGAAATAGGTCCATATCAGATACAAATGCCATTAGATTGGTCAATATTAGTATGTGATGAAAATTATAGTGATATGGAAATCATGCCACTAACTGCATTAAATGACAGAGGATTTCATACCATTGTGTATAATCCTTTAAGACACATGGTACCTACTCCGTATGAAGTTAACATCATTAACGTTTATGCAGAAGTTAAATGGTTCTTTCCTAAGTTAAAAAATGGCAGAGTGCTAGTTTCTCCACTCGAAGGCGGCGATACACCTAATTGTGCATTGTTTATTAAAGAACGTACTAAGATAAACAAACAGATTGACATAGCATCATTATTCGGGTAATAATATATTATCTGCAATCGTGGGAAGAAGACAACATATAATGGAAAAGAAATATGGCCAGTAAAATACCACTAAAAGAAATGTTATCAGCTATGGACGTAGGCGACACAAAGTTCTACTCTAGACTAGATGCAGATCAAAAGAAAGAATTTTCACCTTGGTTAGCAATGCGATGGGCTAGCTGTGTAAAGGGTGACTTTGCAGAGCATTATTTATTAATGGTAAACGGAATTGTCAATAACGATTTTAGTGCATTAAATAAGCACCCTGAACTACAATGGCAATTAATTGCAGTTTGTGGAGCAGGGCGTAACCAGTTCCATCAATGGATTAAACCTCCTAAAAAGAAAGCTAAGAACAAAGTACAAGCATTTTTAGCATTAGCATATCCTAACGCTAAATCAGATGAACTTGATCTGCTGGAACGAATTCATACTAAGCAAGATTTAAAAGATTTAGCAGTTGATATGGCTTATACTGATAAAGAAATTAAAGAGCTGTTTTAAATATGGCGATGTTAGCAATGAAGAAATCCGATCGTAGACAACATATATGTAAGTGGTGCAATAAAGGGTTTACTACAGAACGCACGTTAGTTAGTCATATGTGTGCTAAGAAGAAACGTTTTGCAGACAAAGACACGTTAGGTTCTAAAAAAGGGTTTAAAGTATTCCAGCGCTTTTATGAGCTAACTACAATATCTAAAAAAGTTAAAACATTAGAAGATTTTATTAACAGTCCGTATTATATGGAATTTGTAAAATTTGGAAGATATCTGATACAATTAGATCCTGTAAGATCACCTATTTTTATAGATTACGTTATTAATAAAGGAATTAAGCTAAAGGATTGGACAAGTAAAGTAGTATACGATGCTTATTTAGATGAATTAATTAAAAAAGAGTCTGCAGAAGATGCGCTTGAAAGGTCTATACTTGCAATGTGCAAATGGGCTGAGGACGAAGGAACATCCTTTAATAAATTCTTTAAAGAAGTCTCTATAATTGAAGCAATGCATCTAATTACTAATGGCAGAATAAGTCCTTGGGTACTATTTCTTGCAGATACTGCTGGTGAGTTATTTGAAAGATTTACAGAAGATCAATTTGAAATTATAGCACCTCATATTGCACCAGGCGAATGGAAGAAGCGTATTGACAGGCATCGAGACGATGCTAAATTTGTACAAGAAACATTAACAGAGGCAGGATTATGATAGGAACAGTGTTTGCAACTACTAAAAATGGCGGCTTTGGGTATAACGGAAAGATTCCGTGGCACGTACCTGAAGATTATGCACATTTCAAGAATGTAACACTAGGAGGCAAAATTGTAATGGGCAGTAGCACATTTAAAAGCTTGCCTAATTTATTACCTAACAGAACACATATTGTAGTAAGTTCTACAATGCAATCCGGACCGGGATATACTGTATATAAAACACCACAAGACGTATTAGATAATGAAGGTAATAACTTTTGGGTTATAGGAGGTCCACAGTTAATTTTAGCATTTCATGAGATGGTCGGATATGACATAATTTACCATTCTTTAATATATGGCGAGCATAAAGCAGATGTTATATTTGAGAACTTTAATAATATATTAAACAGTATGACGCTTATATCTGAAAAAATATATGACAACTTTGAGATTAAAAAATTTGCTAATGAAAATAAATTTTGATATAGATATAGACGTCTCCAATAGAGACAAAATACTTGCAACATTACCACATACAGTTGCAAGTATTGAGCGCGAGCATGGATTAGATAAACATAACACTGGCGTCTATTTTCAGCCTATACCCGCTAATCCTTTTACTAATATATCTAACATAGATCATAAAAAAGCAGAAGAATTAGGTTATTTAAAAGTAGACTTTCTTAATGTGCATGTATATGAAAAATTTACTAGTGAAGAAGAACTTACTGACATGATGTGTGATCCCGACTGGGAATTATTACAGCACGAAGATATAGTAACACAGTTATTTCATATAGGTGAGTATACCTGGTTAATGAAATCTCTTAAACCATCAAGTGTAGAACAATTAGCTATGTGTCTTGCTATTATACGACCATCTAAACGTTATTTGGAAAATAAAAGTTGGGACGTTATAGAGCAAGAAGTATGGACTAAGCCTGAAAATGGCTCTTATTACTTTAAGAAAGCACATGCCATAAGTTATGCAATGGCAATAGTAGTCCAACTTAACAAGTTAGTCAGTGATCTTCTTAACTAATTGTATCTGTCTTTTCTTAATCCGTTTCTTAATTAAGTTGTTTAAGCTAGTAACCGGACCGAACATTATTTCAATATCTTTTATAGCCAACGTTTTCATACATTCGCGAAAAAGACGCATCTCCTGTGGAAGGAAAATGTTTATAGGTAGCATCCGGTTACTTTCCCACCACCAAATATCCCCACAATCTAAAAACATTTGCTTCTCATCAGCTGATCGTATAGCTTCAAAATCATAAAAACTAATAATTTTATTATCAGTGTTTTGTATAATGCAAATATATTCGACATCGCGGTACTTTACACAACTAAGGAACGGAAAGTTTTCTTGTATTTCTGCTAAATTTATCATATCGTATGTATTTATTGGATTTATTCCATGGTAGATTATTAAAAGTGTTTTCCTGATAAATACACTAAATTATAGAAATTGAGGTATCCATGGAAACATCTCTGCATAAGCTATATTTATATGACGATGTCCGCCGACTTCTTTTTGTTGATGATAAAATCATATGTTTGGAAACGGATAATGCACCTATGAATAAACACCCGCTAAAAGTACACAAGGGAATCGATAATCACTTAAAGTTCAGAGTATTCGATCCTGATAGAAAGCCTGTTAAACTATTTCACGAAGTTTATGCAAGATTAGTATCTTGCACAAGTAGAGAAACTGTGTTAGAAAAGAAATGCAGGCTAGGTACTGCTACAGGCATGTTATTTTTAGACATCGACGAAGGCGATATTAAAGATAAATCACCTGGGTTATATGAAATGATAATCATACGATCTAAGGAATTTGTAGTTGGCCAACCCGATGAATATATATTTGATCCTTTCTTTACCGACTTTGATGGTAATATTGTTGCTACTGTAGAAATTACAGAACAAGGGCAACAAGAGCCAATGCCATCTATTGTTATTTCACAAGATGACTGGACATATTCTACACATTTGGGATTCTCAACAACTGTGTATTGCGGTCCACGTCCCGCACATTCTTCAAGTCCTAGCAACACAGGGGCACCTACTAAATTTGGATATAGTAGAGCAATACCAGGTGGCAGGGTAAGAAACCATATTAATGGAACACATACGTTTTCAGTGTATGCAGAAGGATTCACAGGTACATTAGAAATAATGGGAACACTTGAAGAAACTCCTAACGCAGATATGGAAAGTAATTCCTGGTTCATTATAAACCCTAGTAGCTTGAACGACTACATTAAATTTATTAACTTTACCGGAACAGAAGCATTTTTCTTTAAAGGAAACTTCATGTGGCTACGTTTTAGACTTACTCCAGATGAGAATATACTAGAAAACGGCCAACTTAAAAAGATTATTGTCAGGTAAAATTCTTGCATGTCTGCTATCATGATGCTATAATATTAGTATGATAGCAGAAATATTGAAAGATACTATATTATTACATTTAGGTAGACTCAAGTCCACACCTAAAGGCTGGCTAACAAGAAATTGTATGCTGTGTCATACTCAAGGTCACAGTTTAGACAAACGTGGGAGGTTTGGGCTTCTTATTGAGCCAGACGGTAGTATTGCAATCAACTGTTTTAACTGTGGATTCGATGTTGTATGGAAACCTGGAGACGAATTAACAGAAAAATTTAGATTATTTTTGCGAGAAGCCGGTATACCTTCTGAAGATATCATGAAGTTAAACTTCCAAGCATTTAAAGAAGCTAAGAACTTATCTGATGGTAAACAACTCATATTAAAAGGTGCAGTCACTCATAAGTGGACTCCCAGAGAATTGCCTAAAAATTCTAAACCAATTCTCGAATTACTTGAGAACGGTTGTAACGATACTAATTTTTTAAATGTGGTTAACTATGCAATAAGGAGACAACTGACAAACTTAGAAGACTTTTATTGGTCACCAGAAAAAACACATTTATTTAGTCGTCGGTTAATTTTGCCTTTCTACTATAATGACAATATAGTAGGATACACTGGCAGATTCTATAAAGACGACAACAACAAATCTATACCTAAATACTTAAATCAGATGCCAGATAGTTATATTTACAATCTGGATGCACAACATGATGATAGAAAGTATGTAATACTATGCGAAGGTGTGTTTGATGCATATTTTACAGACGGTATTAGTCCTATTAATAGCAGTATTAATAATGATCAAATAGATATTATCAACAATTTAGGTAAGATAATTATAGTATGCCCTGATAAGGACAAAGACGGCGACGAGTTTATCAAAATTGCAATTGAACAAGGCTGGCACGTGGCGTTTCCTGAATGGGGACGTGGTGTTAAAGACCCTGCAAAGGCAGTAGAGCTATACGGTAGAATTTTGACAGTGAAGTCAATAATCGATTCTGCTGAAAGTTACTCGACGAAAATACAACTAAAATGGAGTTTAGGTATACGTGAAAGACGTAAAGGATTATACAAAGGAAATTGAAGACCTATTCATACAATTCTTAATTTCTGATCCAGAACTATTTATTAGGTGCAAAAGCATTACATCTCCTGAATACTTTTCAGATCACGAAAACCGTGAAGTTATTTCGTTTTTTGAAAGTCACAGTAATAGTTATTCAATTTTACCGACAGTAGAACAAGTCCGTGCCGTAACAGGTAAGAAAATAGAAAAAATACAAGATGTAGCAGAAAATCATCAAGACTGGTTCTTAGGTGAATATGAATCATTCTGCAGACATAAAGCTTTAGAAATTGCTATATTAAAATCTCCGGATCTTCTATTAGAAGGAAGATACGGTGAAGTAGAAACTAGCATTAAACGAGCTGTAGAAATCGGACTTGTTAAAGACTTAGGTACAGACTATTATCATGACCCAAAAGGTCGTTTAGAAGCAGTACGTGATAATAGTGGATTAATTTCTACAGGCTGGCGAGATGTAGACAGAAAATTATATGGAGGATTTAACAGAGGGGAAATAACAATCTTTGCCGGACAACCAGGTGCAGGTAAATCTTTATTTTTGCAAAACTTAGGCGTAAACTGGGCGGAAGCTGGATTAAACGTTCTGTATATTACGTTAGAGCTTAGTGAAAAACTAACAGGTATGCGTTTAGATGCAATGGTATCTGGTTATGAAACTAAAGAAATATTAAAAAATATCGATGATGTTGCAATGCGTGTTAAGGCTAATCAGAAAAAGAACAAAGGTTCTTTGCGTCTTAAATATATGGCGTCCGGTAGTACATCAAACGACATTAGAGCATATGTAAAAGAGTATGAAGTACAAACAGGTATTAAAGTAGACGGCATATTAGTTGACTACTTAGACTTGTGTGGTACTGCTACTGTAAAAGTGTCTGCAAGTGATCAATTTATTAAAGATAAGTATGTCTCTGAAGATTTAAGAAACATGGCAGCAGATTTGGATGTACTGTTTGCAACTGCGTCACAGCTTAACAGGGGATCTTATGAAGAAATTGACTTTGACCCATCTCATATTGCAGGTGGTATTTCTAAAGTAAATACAGCAGATAATGTTATTGGTATTTTTGTTACTAATACTATGAAGGAATCTGGACGGTACCAAATTCAGTTCTTAAAAACACGTTCTAGTTCCGGAGTAGGTTCTAAAGTAGATTTAGCATTTAGTCCTAAAACACTTAGAATTAGAGATTTAGAAGAAGGAGAAATGGATGCATCGTCAATGGAAACATCTAATATTCTTAACAATCTTAAAGCTAGGAATATAGTAAAAGAAAAAGATGTAACAAACATGCCTACTAATAACATTAAGGAAAAGACAGCAGCAGTACGAAGTTTATTAAAAAGAATCGATTAGCATACATATGATAAATACATAAAAACGTAAAAGGAATTCATCTTGTCTAACATTAATCGCAAATCAAAGAGTATACTACAAGAAATTAGTTCTTATGTTCCTAAAAAGAATAAAGAAGAATTAATAGAGTCTAGAGCTCAACATGTAATCTCTTCTGCTATATTTTTGCTGGAGATGATAGAATCTCACTACTCAGAAGAAGAAGCAGATCAATTATGCAGACGCTTTTTTAGTAGTATTAAAGGACAGGACCCTAGACGTTTCACTAGAGCAATTAAACGAATACAAGAGAGTAAAGACAATGGCTGAGATTCGTAAATTAATTGATCAATGGTTATCTTATGCTGAGCAAAATGGAATAAAAACTAAATCGTCCGAGGGCAGAGCTCCAGAAGATACTGATTTAGCATCTTTTTTAGGGCAACAGGGATTTAAACCTGATCAATACCAAGGATTAATAGACAAAATACCCGATGCACCTGAACCAGAAGCTGAACCAGAACAATCACAAGAAGTAGATGCACAGGAGCAAGAGCCTTATACTGATATTAGACCTAAGATACAAGGTAATATATTAAAAGGCAAACGATCAATAGCTAATGATGGCAATCGTTATATATGGACCGGAAGAAAATGGATAAATGATACTGATTATTCACAGGCACCACAAAATATCCAAGACCAGTTAACTAGAAAAGAAACCATATCAGCTAATTCTCGTGGCAATAATAATACAGCATCATCTGATACAACTACTCAATCTGATACAACTACTCAATTAGATACTGAAATTGATAGACAAACAGACAGACCACCATTAGATGATAAAGGTAGAGAATATTTAAACAAAATTAAAGCATTAATTAAAAGGTTGCCGAGAAAACAAATGAAACAACTTAGAAGGGAATTAACCGATGATTAATATGCATGAGTTTGTATCTTTGTTAGAATCAGCTAATATTTCAGATACTAGATTAAAAGAAATATTAGCTGAAGAAAAAATCGGACCAGCTGATGTAAAAAAACTATTTAAAATGATTGCAGACATAAAGCAAGGAAAAGGTCCATCTGCTAAAGATCGTCTCGGAAAATGGGCATCAGATGTTTACGATCGTATTAGATATGAATCGTTCAATCATGATGTAATGAGATGGAATTACAAAATAAACGAAGGTCCGTTGGATTATTTCGGTAGTCGTAAAAAACCTAGCAGTGCCGACGAGCTTATGAGTTTATGGAAAAATCAAGGTCAACCTAACGACATAGTAGAAATAAAAGCACTTTTAAAAAGTGCAGGGTATTCTAATAGAGATATTAATAAAGCATTTAAATACATAGGTGTAGATCAAGTCGAAGGAACTACTCCGCAAATTACAAATTTAGCAAAAGCAATTAAAAATAAAAATCTCGATAGATATGTTGTAGACTACTTAGAAAGAGTGCATAATATAAAAGAGTCGTATTTGATAGAGCGTGTAATCACAGACAGAGATATTAAGCAGGTTCTAGTTAAGTTAACAAATGTAGGACCCGGAGAAGATCCAAATGCAGCTAAACAAGCAGCTCAAAAAACATCTAATACTATAGGTCACCAATATATTACAAAATGGGCAGATGAAATTAAGAAAATTGCTAGCGAACCTGCTCCTGAAGCTCAGGTAATTAAAGCAGGTGATCAAAAAAAAGCATCTGATGGTAATATTTACACATACAACGGAAATATGTGGATAAAAGGTCAAACTGGTAAAGGTCAAACTGGTAAAAAAGAAATACAACAAGAATTAACTGGCAGTCACGAGCAAGAACAGCAAGATGC